TTTCCAGTTTGTCATATTGAACGTAGCTGGCATCGGCGGTTAGAGAACTGGTTTGCGCCGTTCCAACGGCGCCGCTCATGGCATCGCTGTTTCCGAAGCTGACCCCGGCAAGGGAGAAAGCCACAACCTCAGTATTGGCTGGGGCAGTAGCCGAACCGACATAGCAAATTACCGAAAACTTAATGCCTGACGTTTGATCAATATCTTCTGGCACAACCCAAACAAATTTTAAGTCTTCATTTGAAGCACCGTCAAAAGCTCTGGCGTCAACCGAGTTTGTCGAAGTCAACGTAGCTAATGCAGCGGGAGCCGAGCTGCCATCTATCATATAGGCAACTGGGATAAATTCGGTTTCAGTCGTTACAATAGTGTCGATGTCTAAAGTCGTGGGATCGCTCATGCCTATGAAGAGATTAAGGCATTGCCAAGCAGATCCATCCCACATGAAAAGAAGATCGACTATTTGAGTGGCGGAGCCGGTAAAGTCGGTATTAGCGTTTCCTTCGATATTGGCGTTGTCGCTAAAGTCAATCACTGTCGAGGCGTCAGTGATACGGAAAACGAACCAGTCTCCTGCGACAAACTCGCTGTGATCGTCGCCGTCATCGAAGTCGGTAATGGTGCCGTTGGCATTTGACTCAAGCAAACGGACAACGACGGTGCCGCCATTGGTCACATCCGGAGTCGCATCGGCAGAGGTGGTTTCGACTTCGGTAATACCTTCGGTAAAGCGATCTATCGGGTCCGCCCCACCTGCGTTATGCCGGGAGGCGTGAGTCGCTGCGGCATAGTCGGTGTTGGAGACTGCGGCGGAAAAGCCGCCACCGTCACCCGCGCCTTTAGGTATTCCCGTAATTCCACTGGCAAGGTCCATTAAATCCGAATCAAGCATGGAATTATATATTTTGGCTAATCGCCAAACTCCTCCAGTCGAATAATCATCGGGGCGGATTATAGTGGGAGAGCTTTCAACATCGGTGCCATCAGCATCAAAAATATAGTCATAGCGGGTAACGGTTGTGCCGCTGATAGTTGATACCCTTGCCGCATCGCCTTCTTCGAGATCGGCAACTGAGGTGGAATCAAGAGCCCCAGAACCACCGCCCGTAAGCGAAGTATATGCACGAACCTTTGCGGCCCCGCTTGCATATATCGGGATCAGTAGGATACATAATATCAATAAAAAAACTCCAATTTTGTTTTTCATTTTATTTGGTCCCTATTAATTTTTGGTTTCTATATTCAATCGCTTTAAGCAATCCTTTTCGCAAGCTGTTCATCCCATTTACGGCTTTTTCCGTATCTTGTTGACATCCCCTGATTGCTCCCTCGCTACTCTTTATCCATTTGGCAATATATCCAAGGATGTCTCCTTTTCTTTTCACCTTTTCAATTGTGTCATCCTTGTGATGTATTTCCAATTCAAGGTCATAAATCATTGCTGTGCGAACTGCCTTAACGATTAATTTTCTTCCACTTTCGCTCTCAAAACATTCATGCAATGCCTCTATTATTATTTTTTTAATCATGTTAAATCCGGATAAACAATTACTCCAACTGCTGCCGTTGGACGCCAGGAAGATGGATTTGACACCGTATGCAAATGAGAAGTCTGTGATAAACTGACCGAATGTTTATGAGCTCTGTTTGCTAAATCCTTTCCCGATGCTGCTGTTGATAAATCAAATGTATAATAATCGTCAGCGGAAGAGAGCGTTCCGCTGATCACAATACTTGAATAATCTGCTTGCGCTCCGGAAAGCGTCCAACTACCAACCGAAACGCCTCCCGTTGATCCATATCCAACAGCCGCTGAGCTTTTTACAGAAATTAAAACATCGGAAATACTAGAATCTATCACCCATCCGGGATCCGCATCGTTTCGCCATTGCCATATACGCGCGGCAGTTGTTCCCTCAAGAATCTTTGTCCATGCATTGTTGCTGCTATTTCTTATTCTGAGTCCAATTTCCGAAGAATTCGAACTCATTTTATACCAGGTTTTCCCGCATGTGGTATTTGCCGGGGCCGCAGTTCCGCTATGATTAGTAAGCAATGCATAATCGTTTTGTTCCGCTTGAGGAAATGCAACCTCCGGATCTGCCGTTGAATCATACCAGTCTTCTGTAAACGTTTGAGCCATGTCATGTTCCCGATAAGTAGTTTAATACCTGATCAATCTGATCAATAGCATTGTCAAGCGCAGTATTATCTAATTTGGTCAAAAGATTATTTACTTGATTGCCGAGTTTTTGCTGATCGCCATCAAAGACAACACTTCCCTTATAAAGCGTTATTTTTTTTTCGAGATCATCCGAATAAAAAATCCTATAGTAAGCTGTAAATGTTCCATCATTATTGTCTTTGACAGAACCGCGCTCGACCAGAAATTTTCCTATAATAAAATCAGCCAAATCTAACTCCAGGTGCTTGCTGCCATATTTAAGGTGTATAGATATAAGTTGCTATTTAGGGATGGATCAGTAATAGTGACTTCCACCTGCACATATCTGCCGGTAATCTCTATTGCAGATATGTCAAAATAAGCGGCGGATTGACTTAATCCATCTGAAGTTTCACCCCACAAGATAGTTGAATCCAGTTGTCCGGCTCCGAGTGTATTCCATAAATCACCAAAGGTCGGTTTGTCTGTAAGAATCTGTCCGAAATTCCAATCATTTGCATACTTAAAAATTGATGTGAATGTCTTATCTGTCGAGGTAAAGATCGTTCTAAAATCCCCATAAATTAAATAAGCGGTCGAATTGCTCAAATCATATATAGGGGATGTCCACGTGCCTGATAAATCGCCAGTGGTGTGCGAACAAATCAAGGCATCAGTGGAATTATAAGTCGAATATTCTGTGTTATCGTGAACCCCGATGCCATCATAATTCCAGGCCCAACTCGTCGAACTTGAATATCCCGGTGGAAGATTTACTGTTACCTGCGCACTGACGGCAGTTGAAGCGTAATAGCCATTATTCCCCTTGGGTGCCATCCAGAATTTGTGTTGTCCTGGACGCATTGAAAGGATTTGCGCATAGGGCGAGTTATACAAGCCAATAAACACGCCACCAGACCATGTTTCTCCAAGTCTTAATTCATAGCCCTCAATATCAGGATCGCTTATTGCCTCCCCATAAATTTTGACATTCATTCCCGCGGAAACCGCTGTAATTGAATCCATGGATGTCGGTGCCGTAATTTTGCCAGAAATCGTTTTAGTCAACTTGATACAACTTGACAGGCTTTCTTTTCTTCCCATGGTTGACACGCTTCTTATTTTGACCCAGTAACTTTCACCTTCCTCCACCGGATCGACTAAATAATCAGCTTCTGCGCGAGTCATAAATTTGTAATCGGAATCGGCGCCGATTGCCATCCAGATTTCGGCATGATCCCACCAGGGATATGTTTCTTCTGCTGGCCTTGTAAAATTCACTTTTAAGCGCGTAAACGATCTCCCACGATAATAATAGACTTCCTCGCTTAAACTTGCACTGAGGACATTGGGAGGTGAATCAACAGCATTAGGCAGGGTAGTCGAATACCATACAGGGCTTGAGGCGCTAAAGGTATCATCGTAAAGGCTTGTATCTTCCTCAAGTAAATTAAGCGTAACCGTTCCATCGGGGTTATATGCGCTTTCAATCACCCGGAATTCTTCTGCGCTCCATCCGAAGTCTGAATAGGTGAGAGTAATAATATCCATCGGTTCCAGCGATGCCGTACGGCCGGCTGCTCTTAATTTTACGGTCTTGCCGTTTCTCATGCGCTCAAGAATGTAATATGCCATCTTTTGAACCGTATCGAGGTCGGCAATTCCTAAAAGATCAACCTTATGACTCCTATAATCCCCATCACTTGAGATTGTATCGGCATCACTAAAAACATAGGTACGCACCTGATATTTGTTTTTTCCGCCGGAATCTCCTTCTTTACTTAAATAATTAATTTCAAGCGCATTGGGGCGATCAAATAAATCAGATGTTTCAGAAACCTCTATTGAATCCTCAACAATATCATCTTTAGTCAAGGCCATGACGGCGGATTCTTCGTTTAAGTCCCTAAAAAGTAATTTTATTTGTCCCTCGCTATAAATCAGGGCTCCGCGGAAAGTTGCAAGCAGATCATTCAAATTGTCCATGACCGGGCGATCTTCAGCAATGATTATATCCGAAGTCCACCCTTTGGTATCGCAATAGGTTTTTGCCGTGCCGAACGAATCAATTTCAGTGATTGCTGATTGTATCTGTACTAAATTTATTTGTTCAGAAGTGATTTCCTGTATTCCATCATAAATGAGAAGCGTCCCGCTGCCATCGTCGAGAATGATATGATCAGACGCCACTTTTTGCACTCCATCTGAAACGACAAGTGACACTGTAGGCCCATATCCTTGCCAAGTATCCAATCCCATTCCTCCGCGTGTACTGGGACGGGTGAGCATATCATAGACGCATAGCGCAGGGTTGTTGCTAAATTCTGTTCCGCCGGTAGTTGGATCGTAAAGATTAAGCCCCTCGATCATAATCGTAACATTGGGGATTGAGTTGAAATATTCTGCATCATATTTCAACCTGAGATATATATAAGCTGTATAATGTAATGGATCGGTCCATGATGGATCTGAAGCGGTCAGGGTTGCGCAGGCGGTTTGGTCTGATGTTCCATTAAAAAATTCGTAATAAATGCGACTCCCGCCATATTGGGTGTATAGTTTATCATTTATGAATATCTGATCGACACTATCGACTTGTTTGATACCTTTAACCGGCCCCTCGCACAATACGCCGATCATATGCAAATATTTATTGTCTCCGCCTGAATTTCCTATATATACCCAGTTCGGAGCAACCCGGGAAGTTCCATAAATTAACGGCAATCTATAATCAGTGGTTCTTGTCGAAGTGAGGTGCGCCCCGGTGGAAACTTTATCCATGACATCGCGCGCCATCGCTTGAGCCATTCCATAGGAAATCCCTGCGGCGATTGCCATATTTATTGAGGTAGCAACTATTGTCCCCCATGCAGTCGCTGCAAATTGAGCCCCCCAGGCAGCTGTGACAATCGCTCCACCCATTAGACAATTCTCCAAGCAGCAATAGGTTTGTTGATATCGCTCAATTTTGCCGCTGTGACTCCATCACGCGTTGCTGAGGTGATTATTTTTGAACTGCCAAGGTAAACCCCTGGAAAAAGTACTTTTGATATCTTCTGATGCACCAGAACAAGATCATATCGTTTGATTTGATCGATTCCAATCCTTTTACCGATAGCGTTGCAGGCGCTCACCAGCATCGCTTGAGCAAATTTGGGTCGATCATGCAAGAGGGCGGGGATGTCGGAAGTCTTGATCCCTTTGTGGCTCTCAGGCAATCTTACCCCGAGATCCCCGTAAATTCTGCGAATGAGTTCCATGCAATTGCATTGCTCAAAAGTTTTTCCAAGATAGCGTTTTGTTATTTTTAATGGCGTCATTTAATTTTTTTAGAAAACTCCCTGCCCCACCATATATCAATTTCCTGCACAGCCGGCAGAAATCTAAATCCGCCAAAATTATCGGTGTTTGAAAGCATCTGGCAATTTGTATAAGTTCTGTCGCAACTTGTCGAACCGCCTGCATAAGCGCATTCTGTGCCCCTGAAATTCCAGCGACAATCTCCGGTTGTCTGCCGCAGGGTGCGTTTATTCCACCATACAAGGTTGTTCACTGTTTCGAGATAAAGAATATTATTTGTCATGCGCCAGGTTGAAATCATGCCAGCAAACATATTTTCTACAGCAAGTATTT